TAATAGAGTCCTCACCTAGATTTCCGTCAACGTGGACTACTTCTTTGTATGGATCTGCGTATTCTTCCTCATTGATACCACCATCTTCTCTCATGAGTACCTTAGGGTTTGCTACTCTTATAACATTCTTCTCAAAGGCATTGTTATATAGGTCTATAGTCATTTGTGCGTTCTTACATACATCTACAAAACCGAAACCTACTGGCATTCCTTCTTCTCTGAATAGTACGTCAAATACATATGGATATAAGCCATGTTCGTACCATCCCTTCTCAGCCATAGACTTACCTTCGATAATTGTTGTCTGAATTAAAGGCTTACCTTTATCATCAACTAAAGGCTGTCCTGATTGGTCTGTAATAGGTTTTACGTCTTCCTTAATAGGTCTCTCGTTCTCGTTCTCTGTAGCGTAAAGCACAATATCATTAACAAACTTAACATATTGTACTGTCTGCTTTCCATTTATGTTTTTCTTATAATACCAATTAACAACAAGTGACTTATTTGTTGTATCAACCTTATCGTCATATAAGTATTGCTTTATAATTTCCTTGTGTGACTCCTTTAGGTTGTCTCTTGTCTCAGGATATAGGTCATAAAGAAGTTCATTGTCTATAAGCTCTACATGAAATAGGTTACGTGATGCTTGTATATCTGTTATTCCTGGTTGCCAATACAGACTCAATAGGTCTACAGACTGAATAGATATGTCTCCTAGTCCGTTTAGCTTGTTTGAATCCCAAAATATCCCATATACGCCTGTACCATTCTTTAGTTTGTACCATGCTTCATCAGAATATACTTGTTCTATTTCGTTTTGCCTAAGCACTACTGGTACAATACTAGATAGTCTCTTTGCTTCCTCAATATCTCCCATTTCTCGTGGTAGTATGTTAGGCTTAGGAAAAGCATCCATATAGTCTGCGTGCTTAGATATAATACAATTAAAAAGCCATGCAGAAGCAGGTTTAGGCTCGTCTTGTAGTTCAGGACTATTAAGCATATCCCAATGGCGCATCTTCCACCATTGTTCGTTCTTGATAATCTTATCTTCTAGACTTTTCTTACCTTGCTTGTACTTTTCAAGTGTAGTCCATGCCTTTTTGATTTCTTCCTCACCAATAGGTTGTCTTATAGGTCTTTCTTCCTGGTTATCTACTTGGTTTTCTAATTGTTCCATCTTAGCTCCTTACCTTGTATTGTATTTGTGGTCGCTTTACTCTCTGATTTAATGGATCTTCTCCATAATTTGCGTTTGGCTCTTCAAATGTAGGACTTATAGGTCTATTCATGCACATATATCGTATTTCATCTGCTGCATGGTCTTCTAAGTCTGTATTTAAGTCTTCGTAATTGGTTTCAGAATACATTTGAAGTGGTATTGTCCTTATTGCTCCTTTACAAGTGTTAAAGAAGTACATCATAGGAATACCATTTCTATCAAACATAAATCTATAATGCATCTGCATCCATCCGTTTATTCTTGCATTGTCTCCTGGTGTAAAATATATGCCATATTTTATAGCAGTATCTGCTACTGACTCTCCTCTTGAACTATCCCATATGGATGGATCCGCTACGCCTTGTATCTTTCTACCCTTAAGATATGGGTGTGATGCTTCTATTTCTGCAATATGTTTGAATTGTTCATCAGGTGTAAGTTTTAGTCCTTCGTTAGCAGTCTTAGTACATCCGTACCACTCTAATATCCTATAGAGTCTGTTATCATAATCTACCGCCCACCATCCAATAGAAAATGGCTTTGCATAACCAAAGTCATATGAGCGATATATCTTCCAGTCTAGTGGAATATCAAATGGATCTATAACGTGTGTATATAGTCTATCTTGGTAATGTTCTCTATCATCAACAAAGTCTTCAAAGAATTGTCCTTCGTATACATCCCATGAACCATATAGCCATGCTTCCTTGATTTTAGGGGGCAGCAGTTCTAGTTGTTTTATGTACTCAGGATCTGCTTCCATTAGTGCCTTGTTGTCTTGCACAAAGGCTTGTATAAATGCATATTGTTCAGGATATTCTCCTTCTTCATACTTCTTGTCTATGAAAATACGCTTGATATATCCATGTCCTTGTCCGCCTGGATTGCAAGTGTAATATACTCGTTTCGGAAAACTATTAGTACCACGACAACATGCTCCAATAGTCTTTAATTGGTATTCTGTTAGTTGTGTGGCTTCGTCTATGAATATAACGTCGTATTCTGCACCTTGTAGGCTCTGTAAGTCGTCATCACGTCTGCAATACATAAACTCTATTACAGAACCTGTTATAAAGGTTAGTTTCTTCTCTGACTTGTTATATTTAGCAAATGTAGGTACTAACTCACTCTTTAATTGTGATATGTGGTTCTTCTCTAGTTCAGGATATGTTCTACGTACTATGAGCATCCTTATACCTTTATGCTTCATAGCAAGTAGTTTTGCTTTTGTCCTTATAAACCAACTCTTACCACCACCTCTAGCACCACCATAGCCTACGTGCTTATGCTTTTCTTTTAGTGCTAGTTCTTGTTTTTCGTTTGGTCTTTGTATTATAAGTTCCATTAATCACACATACCCTCAAAGTTATCTTCAATCTTGATAGATACTTCTGCATCTACCTTTTGTTCGTTTAGTCCTAGTAGATTTTCTAGTCCTTTAGATGCATCTGTCTTTGAATACAACTTGATTTTAACCTTACCACCATTTACAAAGCTTATCTCCTGGATGGCTCTAGTATCAACCTTCTGCAAGTCAACAACATTCAGAGTTATATTCCCTTGCTCGTCTATATCTGTTGTATAGTAGTCTCCAATATTAGCTTTCAAAATAGTCTCGTATGTATCTATAATTGTGTTTCTTATCTTCGATACGTCGTCTAGTTGTTCTTCTCTGAGTTCCTCTATCCTTTGGGAAACCTTTGGTTTCTTTTTAAGTATACTTGCTTCTCGGTCTACGCTCTCAGGTTTCCACTTTTGACTTCTTGGATATGCTGCAAGGTAGGCTTGTCGTTGTGACTTGCCCTTCATAAGTTCCTGGCAGAAGAGTTCTTGATTATTAGTTAGTCCTTTCATAATTTGATATTTGCCCTATATATCTATATTACACTTAGTGAGTGTGCATTTTTTACACACTTTTATACTTGCTTAATTATTTCTCACTTTCTTTCTTGTACTTGTCTATAATCTTTACTGCATCTGTTACCGCCTTGTAATATCCCTCATAGTCAAAATTAGCATCATCAAGGTCTGCTATCTCTTCTCTTATCTTGTCAAGAATAGGCTCTTGCTCTAGCGCCTTAATAGCCCTGTTCAGCGCTTCGGTCTGTTTTTTATATTTTGCATTTGGATAAACATCATAAGAATAAGCACAAGAATTATCAGTATCAGCGTTGAGAATATCTGCTATCAATTCGGCATTTCTTTTGATGTTACAAATACATACAATTCCTCCACCTATACGAATAACGGCATAATCACTCACTATGGGCTTTATGGTATATTTCATTTCATATCCTCGCTTTCTGCCATATCTTCAAAAGAATCTTCAATTGTCAACCAATCTATTTTTAATGGTATATCTTCTCCAGTTTCTCTATCAAAATAAAAAATATCTGCTCTATCGTCAAATCTATTTAAGTATTCTTTTAAATCACTTACTGTCATTTACTTTCCTCACTTTCTGCCTTAACAAATGCTTGAAGAAAGTTATCTGCCGCTTTCTTTATCAGTTCTTTTTCTCGATAACAAGGCATATCTATCTCATTACCACTGCCCATATAATAAAAGTCGCACTCACCGTTATGGTTATATTTACATTTTTTACACGCTATATACATTCCTTTTCCCTCACTTTCTTCTTCAAATAATTTAAGCATATCCTCAGAGACAAAAACTATCATTGTAGTTTTATTGTCATCATCATGTGCTTCTAGCACTCCATCAATGCTAGATACTATTCCTCTAAAAACTTCTTCTTCTCCTTCTTTTAGCGTTTCTTGAAAATATACCTCTAAATTTTCATCATACTGTTTTAGTTCTTTAATTAAATCCATTACTTTCATATTTTGCTCCTTTCTAATTCAACCATCCCATAGGGCAGTAATAACATAACTCGTCTAGTAGTTCGTCGGTTAGGTTTTCTCTGTACTTACAGAAGTGTTCACACATAAGCTCTTGTGCATTATTAGATATGGATGGTATTGAAGTATCATCCATTTGTAGTTTTTTGTTTTTTATGGTGTCTATTAGTTTATCTACTTCTTCTTTCTTCATATTCGCTCCTTATACATATCTTCTTTACCTTCTATCATTTGTCCTATAATTGCTACTAGAACATTTACTACAATAGAATTTCCTGCTTGTTTATACAGTTGTGCGTTGCTTACTACTGTTGCCGCCTTTTGAAAATCTGTGTCAGTAAAGTCCATTAGTCTCCAACACTCCATAGGTGTTAGTTTTCTTATCCGATAACACATCCTATATATCTCACTTTCTGTAGTTATGGTAGGACATATTGTTCCACCATTTTGTACTCTTCCTCTTCTCGTCTTACTGTTTGGAAATGACAAATCGGCTAGTCCACCTTCACAACATTCAACATAACCTTTCTTTGTTGCTTGCTTAATCATAATTCCTGTTACTGTTCCATGATTCTCTTTGACTGTTGGTGCTAATCCATCTGTCGTTACGACTCTGCTTGCATCATGTTCACTTTTGTTATAATTTCCTACGACGTTTATCTTGTCTATCATCATTATCTTTCCTTGTACGTTGCCCCCCCCCACATGTTATGGTAGGGCTACATCCTTCAACATCATATACTCTGTTGTCTTTTTCTAGTGTTCCGTCAGAATTATCCATCTGACCTATCATTATCAACTTTCCCATTCAATTACTCCATTTGTTGCCTGGTTTCCAAAACCTTTATAGTCTCTTGCTAGTAGTGTGTTAGCAACATCAATTTGTTTTTCAAACTTCTCACCCTTGCAACTCAACAACGCCGCTGCCATCTGCTTGTAGGTTTGAGATTCCTGCGTCGTATCTTGCCTTGATACAGTTTGCAACTTCTCTTTCTCTTGGTTGAGACAAACATAAGTCAACTGTCTGTCTGTCTGTCTGTCTGTCTGTCAAGTGTGCCATTTTCTATTAGCGTGTCAATAAGTTTTTGTGCTTTTTCACTATTGATGTAGTATCTCTCGTCTACTTCGTCTTCCAGGTAGTCTTTCATAGTCTTATCAAGTTCTATAGTCTCAGGGAACTTGTAGAAATAGTCTCCTAGTATGCTAACCATAAAGCATCTGTCTCTGTTTTGTGCTACTCCATAGTCCTTAGCATTTAAGTCTTGGTAGTAGTTTGAATATCCTTTACTCTCTAAAAAATCTATCCACCTTCTAAAGTCAGGTTTATTATCTTCTGAGTGAACTTGTGGTACATTCTCCATCAGAAGCACATCAGGAAGTTCTTCTGTCTCGTTAAGTAGTCTCTCTACTTCCCACAACAAACCTGATCTAGTTCCACTACCCTTTTTCATTCCCTTTTGCTTTCCTGCTACAGATAAGTCTTGGCAGTTATGTACAATAGTTCCATTAGCTGTAAAACTATGATGGTTTTCTACTTCAATATCATATACATATTCTTTTTCTTTTGTATTTACCACTTCTTGAATAGGAAACCATATATATCCATCTTCATAAAATGCCTTATCTTGCTTTTTTACTTCTCTTTTCCATACAACATTATAAGAATCCTTTTGATTTACTTTTCTACCTTCTATTATTGTTTTCTTCTTTCGCTTTACTTTATAAATTTTATAAGGGCATTGATAAACTTTAGCAACACATTGGGCTATACCATACGATAACTTTTTACTTACAGAAGAAGTCTTATAGCTATTTTGGGTATAACATCCATCTGCGCTTACATAGCCTTCGACAAATGCACCTAATAAATCTCTAGGTAAATCAATAATAAAGCCAGGTATTTGTTTATTAGTTGCGCCTTTTCCTATAGGTTTTACAAACTCCATGAGTTCTTTATCTGCAAAATGAATTTTATAAACCGTTCTTTCTTCTACCACTGAATAATTAAACTTTAATCTGTTTGCCACTTCTGTTATTTCTTCGATTTCATCTTTCGCACAACAAATAATTATTCCACCTTGTGTTCTTAACCATCCGTCGCCCACATATCTACCTATTAGCCACCAAAAATCTTTATTATCCATATATTCACATAAATTATTTTTGTGTCTGTCTTTTCTTCCATCACTCCATTTATAATTTATGCCTTCCCATTTAGGTATAACGGATTCTTGATTTATAGCTATTCCCATATAGTAAGACTTATTAAGTTTGCAACACTCTATCCACTCAGGATTATTAAATGTTCTTATTCGTCCTCTTTTGCCATTTGCATAAGTGGGATAATGTCTTACCATTTTTCTCACATAAAACTTATGATTTTCTGTAGTTTTTAATTCATCAAAACACATACCTTTTATTTTATATATTTCTCTGTGTCCTGTTTTTCTTTGTCCTAATACATTTTCGTAAGTTTTTTTATGTGTTAGTACCTTATCCCCTATTTTTATATTTTTTATATCTTTGTAGCCTTCGGCTGTTAAAATCAAAGTGTCTTTGGTAAAACAAGGAAAACTATATGTCATTATGTACTCGTACTTGTCTTTGTCTGTGATGCCTAAGAAGTCTCCGTCTATCTTGGTAATGTCAGTAGGTTCAAAATTAGTGCCATGTATTGCGTTATAACTCTTGACTGGGTACTTATCAAACTCCACTAACCTATAGTGTTCAAACTCTACTCCTAGTCTTTCTAGTGCCATAGCTTGACTACCTATACCACCAAACAACTCTATAAGTCTTATGGGCTTTGTTATTTTATATTTCTCTTTCGTTAAATCAAATAGATGTATCTGTTCCATTTTCTCTCCCAAACAATATATAATCTGCTGAATAACC